GTGGCCGCTCAGGACGACGTCAAGCTCTTCATCAACCAGGGCACGTCAAAGCGACGCAAGGACCTTTCACGGTTCCTGGACCTCGACATCTTCGACAAGATGTACGAGCAGGCCAAGAACGACGTCAACATCAACAAGGGCGTCCTGCGAAATCTCCCCGATCGTGACTGGAGCGCGCTAGAGCAGTCGTTCGCTCGAAAGCTGACCGAGTGCGATGAGTCGATCAAGGAGAAGGACCACCTGCTGCACGATGCCTCGCAGCGGCTTCAAGACCTGCGCGGCCAGCTGGCGTCTTTCAAGGACTTCAATCCGGTCACCAAGACCCAGGTCGAGGCCCAACAGTCACGTGTCACTTCCTTGGTCGACAAGCTGGTCGACGCTCGCGGCAGGCTGGCTGCGGCGCGAGAGGACGTCGACCGGTTGACGAAGAAGGTGTCGTCGATCGAAGTGGTGCAGGCCGAACACGACCTGGGCGAGCTCAAGCGCCGCCTCGAGGCCTACCGAACGCTGGAGTCGTCCTTCGAGAGCCTGAAGCTGGTGCACGAGTCCGATGCTCTCAAGCTGAAGCAGCAAGAACGATCGCTCAAGATCCTGGACGACGTGCCGTGTGGCGATTCCTTCCCGGGATGCAAGTTCATCAAGGACGCCTTCAAGAACAAGGAGAAGGTCGAACCTCAGCGTGAGAAGGTCCAGCGTGCGTTGGAGAAGTTGTCCAAGGCCGAGCTCGCCCTTGAGGAGCTCCGCAAGGAAGGCCTCATCGACAAGGTCACCAAGATCGAACAGCTGAACGACTTGGCCTCAAAGCTGCGGGTCAACGTCTCCAACCGTGAAGTCGAGATCGTCAGGCTGGAAGCCACGATCGCCGAGCTCGACAGCAACCTGACCCCCGCCAAGCAGCGGCTCGAGGAGCTCAAGGAGGCACTGAAAAACGAAGAGAACGTGGAGGTGGTCACCCTCCGAAACTCGCTCGATGAACTTCAGAGGACCATCAAGCGCCTCGACACGGAGAAGCTGGCCACAGCATCCGAAGCCGGCAGGATCCAGTCAGACCTCAACAAGATGGAGGCCGACCGCAAGCAGCGCCAGGACCTGCTGCAGCTGATGAAGGCACACGAGCTGATCGCTCAGGCTTTCTCTCGCCGCGGCATTCCCAGCCTGATCGTGGCGTCGCAGTTGCCCCTCATCAATGCTGAGGTGGCCAAGATCTTGAATGGCATCGTCAACTTCACTGTCGAGCTGGAACAGGATGACGACAGCGATTCGATGGAGGTCTACATCGACTACGGCGACAGCAAGCGCATCATTGAGCTGGGCAGCGGCATGGAGAAGATGATCGCTTCAGTGGCCATCCGCGTTGCCTTGATCAACATCTCGTCGCTGCCCAAGACTGACATGTTCATCATCGACGAGAGCTTTGGCCCGCTGGACCCTGCGAGCGTGGAAGCGTGCAACCGCCTGTTGACGTCACTGAAGCGCTATTTCAAGACGATCATCGTCATCACTCATGTGGAAGGCGTCAAGGACGTGGCCGACCACATCATTGAGGTGCAGAAGATCGAGAAGGACGCCAAGGTGGTGTACAACGACTCTAGCGCCATCGACCGGCTACCCAAGAGTGACTCATGATCGAAGAACAGAAGGAAGAAAAACCTCCGGCACAGTACGTCTTGGTTCGCAAGGACCTGCCCGTGTACGTGCAGATGGTGAACGTCGGACACGCATGCGGTGAGGCTGTCCTGTCGGCGCCCATCAGCAAGCGGACTGTCATTCGCCTGCTACACGTCGCGGATGAGGCAGAATTGCTGCAGTACCGTGACAAGCTGGTGGCGAAGGGCTTCAACGTGGCGACAGTCCTGGAGCCTGATCCGCCTTACAACGGTGCGGCCATGGCGGTGGCGACTGAGCCTCTGACCGAAAGGACCAGCGCCATCAGCAAGATCGTCTTCCACCTGAAGACCGCGAGGGACGATGCCCCGGCGCCCGTACCTCAAGGATAGGCTGATCGAGGACCGGTCTGAGGGATTCGTCGTCATCGTTCCGGTCGACGCAGAGCCTCCTGTGCCTTTGGCATGCGCGCTGTGCGACCACGTCATGCGGTCACGCGATGATGAGATTTCTCACCACGAATTTGGGTGCTGCGATCGATGCGCTCGCCTTTGGGCACAACCCAGGCGACAGGCATGGAAGGACGGCTGGAGGCCGACCTCAGAGCAGGTAAAGGCCGCGGAGGCTGACAGGGTGCCGTTGACGTTGGTCTTTGACGTCGACTAGACCTCGCGGTGTACCATAGTTAGACGAGGAGCTCCGTCACTATGGCAGACATCGACTACAACGCCTTGGGTCAGGCGATCGACACGACATGGGGACGGTCATCGACCCCCCGCACGGCCTCGTACTCGGTCAAGCTGACGATGCTGGGGCCTGACAGGCTGCTGGCATCCTACGCTGCCGTCGTCAACTTCGGCACCGAGAAGCAGATGATCGACATGAAGCGTCGGTACTCTGAGGAGTCGGAGTCGATCACCAACGAGGTCCTCAAGGGCATCAAGGCCAACTACAAGGAACTGGCGGGCTCTGGCCTGACGACCAAGGAGCTGTCGAGCGTTGACAGCCTTGAGATCATCGGCTTCAACGTTCACAACCCGCGGCGCACGGCCTACTACCGGCGCAAGACGGTGTTCGAGCTGGGCTGATGATTGAGCAGCAAAAGACCCTGTCTCGAGCTGAGCAGGTCCAGGAGATCATCCGCTGCGGCAAGGACCCGATCTACTTCATCAGGAAGTACGTCAAGATCCAGCACCCGCAACGGGGAACCATTCCGTTCGAGACGTACGACTTTCAGGACGACTGCATCCGTGAGTTCGAAGCACACCGCCTCAACATCGTCCTGAAGTCCAGGCAGCTGGGCCTGTCAACGCTCGCTGCCGCATATGCTGCCTGGTTGGCGATCTTCTACAAGGACAAGAACATCTTGGTCATCGCGACCAAGCTGCCGACGGCCATGAACTTCATCAAGAAGGTCAGCGTCATCTTGCAGACCCTGCCACCGTGGTTGCTGCTCCCGAAGTTCGAGCCCACCAAGCAGGCGATCAGCTTCAACAACGGTTCACAGATCAAGGCAATTCCGACGTCAGACGACGCCGGTCGTTCAGAAGCCTTGTCGCTGCTCATCATCGATGAGGCTGCATTCATTCGTGACTTTGATGATATCTGGGCCGGCCTCGCGCCGGCCTTCTCCACGGGTGGCAATGCCATCATCCTGTCGACGCCCTGCGGCGTCGGAGGGCAGTACTATCGCCTCTGGACCGAGGCGGAGGCCGGGCAGAACGACTTCAACCCGATCAGGCTGCCTTGGAACGTCCACCCTGAACACGATCAGGCGTGGTTCGACAAGGAGACCAAGTCATTGCCTCGCCGAAAGGTCGCCCAAGAGTACCTGTGTGACTTCACCACGTCAGGCGACACCTTTCTGCAGCCCAATGACCTGGAAGAGCTACGCGCTCAAATCCAGGACCCGATCGAAAAGACGGGCCCAGGCGCGAACATCTGGATCTGGTCACCTCCCGTGGTCGGTCATGCCTACGTCATCTCAGCTGACGTCTCACGTGGTGATGCGGCAGACTATTCGGCATTTCACATCATCGACACGCTCGACTGTGAGGTGGCGGCAGAGTACATGGGCAAGGTCCCACCTGAAAAGCTGGCAGAAATGCTGCACGAATGGGGTAGGAAGTACAATGATGCCCTGATCGTGCCTGAGAACAACACCTTCGGCTACTTCGTCAACACCAAGCTGCGCGACGTCCTCAACTACAAGAAGTTGTACTACGACAAGAATAAGGGCGATCCCTTCAACTACATCCCGATCGACCCAAATGAGCTGCCGGGCTTCCCGACCAACCAGAAGTCACGGGTCCAAATCCTGACCAAGCTCGAGGAGCTGATCCGCGCCAAGACGCTGAAGTCCTACTCACGTCGGACGTACGACCAGCTGCAGGCCTTTGTCTGGAACGGCAACAAGCCGATGGCTAGCAAGGACAGCCACGATGACCTGATCATGAGCCTGGCGATCGGATGCTGGCTGGTCGAGGGCAACGAAGGGCTTAGCGAACAGGCCGTCGCAATGTCATACGCAATCTTGAAGGCCTCCACACTCCAGCGCAAGAACATCGACCAGATGCCCGGCGGCATCAATGATGCGCAACCGCTCGTCAATCCAAACATCAAGGGGATGAACGCTCAGAGCGTCTACCGTCCTCGCGACCCATCGCAGGTCGCTCCTCACAACCCGATGCTGAAAGACGTGTCGGACTTCACCTGGCTGCTCCGGTGAGCAGATAGTTAGGACAGAGAAGGTGCATCCATGACCACACCGAAGATCAGCCTGCTGCGGCTTCGTCAGCTCATCAAGGAAGAGCTCGCGCAGGGCGCTGTCAACGAGCAGGTCGACCACAAGAGCATCAACGCCGTCGTCGGCGTGGCCAGCAAGCTGCTGGCAGCCCTCGAAGGCTTCAAGGAGAAGGCACCTCCGGCTGCGATCAACGCAACCACTCCTCACTTGGGTGAGCTAGAGAAGGTGCTTGAGAACATGCTCAGTGCGCCTGGCTCGTACGTTCCGCAGCCCAAGAAGGAGCCCAAGAAGGTGTCACTGAAGCCTGCGAAAGCAAGCTGAAGACACCTGAGGGTGTACAGTAAGCGAGGCCCCAACGGAATGGAGGGGCATAGAAGATGGCGAAGAGGGAACCCAGAAGCCTATTTCGAAGACTGACGCGGCTGTTCCGCAGCGGGCCGGTCGTCAAGCGCAAGATCAGGGCGCTGGACACGACCATCGCGGTAGCCGACAAGACCAAGTCGTCAGGCACCCTGCTGTTTCAGAAGTCGCTGTCACCGACATATGCGACGATCACCTCCAACGCCTACAACCTGAGCGAGCGCCTGATGCGCTACCAGGACTTCCAGGAGATGGAGTACACTCCCGAGATCGCAGCGGCCCTTGACATCTACGCAGACGAGACCTGCGCCCAAGATGAACGCGGCCGGGTGATGCACGTCTACTCGGACAACGAGAAAATTCGGGAGCTGCTCGAGGACCTGTTCTACAACGTCCTCAACATCGAATTTCAGATGAGGTCGTGGGCGCGCAACCTCTGCAAGTACGGCGACTTCTTCCTCTATAACGACGTGTCGCCGGAGTACGGCGTCATCAACGCTTTCCCGATCCCTGTCAACGAGATCGAACGCGAAGAGAACTACGACAGAGACGATCCGTTCGCCGTCCGCTACCGGTGGGTCACCCTCGGCAATCGGACGCTGGAGAACTGGGAGGTCACCCACTTCCGCCTGTTGGGCAACGACATGTTCTTGCCTTACGGTTCTTCGATCATTGAGCCGGCGCGCCGCATCTGGCGCCAGCTGATTCTGATCGAGGACGCGATGTTGGTCTACCGCGTCGTCCGTGCCCCTGAACGCCGCGTCTTCTACATCGACGTCGCCAACGTGCCGCCGGCTGAGGTCCCGACGTACATTGAACAGCAGCGACAGAA